TTTTTGCGGTATCAAGAAGAGAGAGGATGAGCTTGTCATCCTCCTCATAGTCGACACGCAGATAGTTTTTCGCTTCTTTAAGCGTGATCATGGGTTATCACCCCTTGAGTGTAAGTGTCTTGATTGCTTCCGGAAGAATTAGTCGGCCATCAACACGCTGTGAAGCGAGGAATCCAACCTGACCGTTCATAGCGAAGAGTTCGTTGAGTCTCTTCATAGAGCGTCCCTGTCTGTCAGCAATCCAGTAATAACTGAAGTCACCAAAAGCAATAGCTTTGTTGCCGGCTTCAGGTGTCGGTGCATATACAGAGGTAACGTAAGGACGGTTAAGAATTGTATCAGGAATACCTGCTGAAACAGAAGGCTGCCAGATATAGTTTCCTGTGCTGTCCTTTACCTTGCGGAGTGCCTTGATAGTCTGTTCGTTAAGCAGCCATACAGCTTTTTTTCTGTAAGGAGACTTTACTGAATAGAAGAGTTCCATCATATCATCAAAGCTGATTGCAGCACCTGCAGTAGTTGCACCATTTGCAGCACCGCCTGTTGCAGCAAAAATACCTGTAGGTTTACCGATACCATCGCCAACAATAAATGCTTCTTCTTCCTTTGCTCCGATCCTTCTTGCGAATTCTTTTGTGATATATGAAGGAAGGTCAAAAACGGAATCGTTAAGGAGCTCTTCAGAGATCTTGATTGCAGTACCAACTTTGTAAGCCGAAAGGGAAAGCTGACCAAATGCTTCATCTGATAGTGCATATGATTCTTCTTCCTCCATCCACGCAGCTTCTCCTTTCTGAGTGATGATAGGAATTTTTCTGTCACCGGAAGAAGTCTGAATCTTGGTTGCAAGAGGACGGAACACGTTTTCTTCCTCAAGTGCTTCGATGAGTTTCTTTTCAAATTCATCTGGGACGAGATAACCGCCCTCTGTATCTTCACCCACCTGAAGATCGTTTCTGATATCGATCCAATTACGGTTTCTGATGTTGTTCCAGAAGGATCTGCTATATTCTGCAGAAGCAAGTCCTGTTTTTTCAGGTGCTGAATGTGTGCCCGGCTGATTAATAACCGGGGCAGAAGTGGCTGCATTCATTTCCTTATCAATCTGAGCCTGTCTTTCAAGACGCTCGATTTCTTTCCCGAGGTTTACTACTTCAGCTTCGTAAGCATCGTATTTTGCCGCATCTTCTTCAGAAAGAATGCCATTTTCGTTTCGCTTTGAGTCAAGAAATTCTCTTGCGGTATCCCATGCCTTGGCTCTTTTTTCTCTTAATTCTTTAATAGTCATATTTAAATCCTCCTCATTTCTTAAGCAGTGCCAGTCGTTTTTCAAGCTGGTCTATTGGTATCCCTAAAGGTGTTTCTGCTGAAATTTTTTTTAACAGAGATGCGGTAATCGTTGAAGGATAATACTGCATTGCAGTGTATTTTTCTTCATCCGAAGTATCTGTTTTCTGATTTTTTTCATCGGAATTATCATCAGTTTTATCATTTTTCTGATTATCTGAAAACAGGATACCGTCTACAAATCCAAGCTGCATTGCTTTTTTCGCATTCATCCATGTTTCATCCGACATCATTTTTGCGATACGGCTCCTTGACAGGTGCGATTTTGTCTCATAAGCGTTTATAATCGACTCCTTGACCTCATCGAGAAGCGTGATTGCCTTTTCCATATCTGCCTTATTTCCCATTGCAATTGTAGCCGGATCGTGTACCATCAGCATTGCAGTCGGTGAAATCAAGGTTTCATCACCAGCCATTGCAACCACACTCGCAGCAGAAGCTGCAATTCCATCAATCTTAACCGTAATCTTACCATTATGGTTTTTCAGCATCGCATAAATCTGACTTGCGGCGAACACATCTCCTCCTGGTGATGTCAACCATACTGTCAGGTTTCCGGGATGCTTTGAAAGTTCATCTCTGAATATTCCCGGTGTGATTTCATCACCAAGCCATGATTCTTCAGAAATAGGGCCGTTAAAAACAAGTTCTGTTTCAGCAGTTTCTTCGTTTTTGACCCAGTTCCAGCATTTATTCATCTGTATCCTCCTTTTTGACGGATTCTGTGCTGTAAGCAGCACCTGCATCATTTAATTTTGTAAATGAACCGTTTACAAGATAGAGATTTCCTCCCTCTGCTTCATCAATAAGGTTCATATCTTCAAGCTCACGTATATCATTCCAGCCGTTCTGCCTTGCAGTCGCATATCCCTGCATCCTTGAAGCATAATCTCCACGGAGCAGTCCATCTACATTGAATCTGATAAAATAGTCTTTCTTCTCGGATTCTGAAAGTAAGGCTTTCTGTAATGACTGTTCCCATCTCACAATCCAGGGGTCGAGTGTATATTTTACAAATTCAAGGGATTGTTCTTCAATATTACTGAACGTTGCGTGTTCCAGATCACCTATCATATGAAGTGGAACTCTGTAGAGCCTTGCAATTTCCTCAATCTGAAATTTACGGGTTTCAAGAAACTGTGCATCATTATTCGGAATAGAAATCGGAGTGTATTTCATGCCCTCTTCTAAGATTGCGGTCCGATGATTATTGATACCGCCATAAGCTTTTTGCCACGCCTCACGGACACGTTCCGGATTCTTGATTACTCCCGGATGCTCCAGCACACCGCTTGGACTTGCACCATTTCCGAAGAATGATGCTCCATACTCTTCACAGGCAAGAGAAATACCAATTGCATTCTTAGCCATCATAAGGCACTTTCGGAAAAACCTGAAATGCGTTCCGGCAAAAGCAAAAATACTGTAAAAGAGGCTATGAAAAAGTCACAGCAGAAACAAAATCAGAAAAAATCTGCTAAGGAAACAAAAAAAGCAGCGGAAAAGGTCAAAGAGGTTGCCGAGGATGTAGGAAGAAAGATAGTGGAGATGGTAGCTTCAAATAAGTGGGTTATCATCATTGTTGTCATATTTCTGATGGTATTTGCGATATTTGGTACTCTCTGCACTTCCTGCAGTTCTTCATTTGTCGATAACGGAACGGTGTTCATTGCCACAAGTTACACAGCAAAGGAGGAAGATATTTATGCAGCGAATGATCAGCTGACAAATCTTGAAAATGGTCTTGCAGACTATATCAATCATATTCCTGATTATTATGTAGGCTGGAGCGAATACAATTATCATCTTGATAATATAGGTCACGATCCATATCAGCTTATTTCATTTCTGAGCTCTATGAAGATTAACTTCACCTATAATGCTGATACACAAAATAAAATCAATGAGATTTATAATGAGATGTATGAATTGAATGTCATTTCTACACATGAAGTGCGTTCCAATACCTATACTGAGGTTGATGAAGAAGGAAATGAAACTGTGGTCACTGTGAGTTACGATTACTATATCCTTGATGTTTACCTGGAGGCAAAGGATTTTGAAAGTATCGTAAAACCAAAGCTTGAAGCGGCAGGCGTATATGATCTTTACCTTGCAATGAAAGCGACAAAGGGAAATAAACCAGATCTATTTTAGAAACGGAGGAAATTATGACAGCACTTGAAAAAGCTGAAGCTCAGCTTGAAAGAGCTAATATGGAACTTAGTGCAATTCAGGAAAAGAAAGCAGATATTCTTGAAAAGGAGAAAATCGCTCTCAAAAAGGTTGAGGATGCAGAGAATAACCGTATTTTGCAGATTGTAAGCTCGTATAATCTGGGTGGGAATGAGCTTAAAAAGAAGCTTGCTTCTATTACTCACAAGCCCGAATTAAAGAATTTTAACGTATCAATTAATGACGAAAGGAAAAATGAAAATGAAAAGAATAATTAAGCTTTTATGTTCCGCTGTTATAATGTGCGGAGCTTTTTTTATTTCAGCAGAAAGCGTGTATGCAACAGGAACAGCTGTGGAGGTTCCTGAAGTTGCGTCAGTGGTTTTGAATGAAAGGTCTACACTTGTGTCGACAATTCCAGCTGTTACTGAAACAACTGATGAAGCAGAAACAACGGTGATTACTGCAAATGATATTGATGATATTACTAATGATGAGGAAAGTGCAGAAGATACTACTCTTCCTCTCGGAAACGGTGTACTCCTAGAGGACAAGAATGATGATATAGTTGACAGACAGTTCCTCACAATACAGTCCAAGAACGGGAATACGTTTTATATTATTATTGACAAGGACAGTAAGGGTAAGGAAAACGTGTACTTTCTGAACCTTGTTGACGAGTATGATCTTCTTGCATTTGCAGAGGATGTTCCGGAAGTAGAAGAGAAAAAGAATGATAAGAAGGATAATTCTGTTGTACCTGATAAGAGCGGTAAGTCTATTGATGAAATCAAGCCAGATGTAAACGGTGATTCAAATGATCAAAAATCTGATAAGACAACTGGTGGGAGAAATAATACAATGCTTCTTTTGATTGGGTTTGTTGGCCTTGCAGCTGTGGGTGGTTTATATTATTTCAAATGTGTTAAAGGTAAGGCAAAAGCTTCAAAAAAGAATGATTATATTGAAGATGATGAAGAAGAGGAGTATCAGGAAGAAACGGTTAATGAGGATTCTGATGAATAAAGCAAAAACCCCGATGAATAATCGGGGCTTAAATACATAACTTTATATCAGGCGAAAAAAGAAGTAGCCTTGCCAAAGCTACTTCTCTTATTTTGGCTGGTGTCTCTGAAAAGACAATGCCCGCAGAAACAATTCTGGAGCTTCTACAAGAATAATCTT